AACTGTATAAGAACCAACACCAAAAACCCACAATCTATCGCCTATCTGAACAGTGATGGCAGTAACTGGTTGACTAGCAATTTGTGGATCAGGAAATCCGTTTTCAGATCCAACCTCAATATCGATATTAGCAATTCCTATTTTACTAAGGTCATATTTAATCGTAGAAGGAAAATTGTCAGAAATAAAAGTATAATGGTAGTTCGTATTACCATATATACGAAAATTTTCTATATTTTCATATTTTTTAATAAATTCTTTTGCTTCTTTAATTGTTCCACATTCTATAGGTGAAACATATTCACCATCTAATGTTTTAAATTCAGTAGGTTTTGGAGAAGGTATATAAAGAGTAGGATTATATTCTAATGTCTCTTTGAAGTGTTTTCCGTTTTGATCAATTCCACGATAATAAATTTTACCGCCCCAATTTTGTACATTTGTATAATAACTCATTTAAAGTCCTTGACATCAGTTTTAGATATAATGTTTCTATCATTCAATATATGATAACAATATTTCAACTGATTGTCAAGAATTTTACGATATGCAAACCATATTTTCAAATTATACAATAAAAATTTATTATACTTTTCTATAAAAAATTTCATCTTATTTTTGTATTAGGAGACCATTCTACGTATTTCCCTTTTGTCTTAGAGTTAATAATCCTAGAATCTCTTCTATTATTACCATCTCTTCGATAAGATGTATGTACCCAACCACTATTTGGATCTTCAGTAGGATCATGAAATTCTAAAATTAATTGATCAAAATCTAAATTTTCATATACCCATGTTGCTAATTCAAGATTAGATAATCCATAGATTTCATAATCTGCGGCTTCACCTTTAGCATGTTGAGATTTCGATGAAGAACCTACCGCTTCGCACAATTCGACAGATCTATATCCTGAATTTATTTTTACCGATTTGTCAAAATGATCACGAACAGGTTGTAAAATATTGACGCATAAATTAGTTAGAGCAACTATATGTTCAATATTAGGTGTGTTTTCTATTCCTTTTCTAATTGCTGTATCAGAAAATACCATTTCTTTTAAAGAAAAATTTTTTGTAAGTAACATTTATCAGACCTTACAAATTAAAAAAAGGGGACAAGAATTGTCCCCTTCATTATTATAAAATTAGGTTAATATTAAATATTATATTCTACTTCTTTCACGCCATCATCTATTTTAATTTTACGAGGTCTTTTTTCCTCAGGTATTACTCTTTCCAATTCAACCGTCAATAAACCATTAAACAAATCGGCTCCTTTCACAATAATATCATTTGCAAGATGAAATTTTCGAGTAAATAACCTTTTTGCGATGCCATGATGAATATAATCAGTATCTTTATTTTTATCTGAAGGTGATGATTTAATAGTTAAAACACCTTCTGCTAATTCCACATCCAAATCATCTTTACTGAACCCCGCAAGTGCTAGTTCAATCACATACTTATAATCATCAATTTTACGAATATTATATGGAGGGTAAGTACCCACATTATTCGCACTAAAATCATTACTAAATAAACGATTAAAAAAAGTATCGAACCCTATTGATTGTGATAATTGGCGTTCAATATCTTCAATTGTTCTTGGAACTAAGTATCCAGTCATATAGTTCTCCTTTTAAGCGAGATTAAAATAATTCCTCTGCTTTCGCCAGAGGGTGTGGCTTCTTGCCACTAATGAGGATTCTAAAAAGAACTCCTCTTAAACTTCTAGATCCCACCATTTTTTTTGCGCCATGATCATCGGACCACGCATTTCAGTGGGAAATTTACAAATACCATAATCTTCAATAATATCCTCTTCGGCAAAAGTATCATCACCAAAACTAAAAGGACGACTTCCTGTTCTCGACATAAATGTTGCCTCATTCCCTTTTAATTTTCCAAGAGGAATTTCTTCATGGTACTTAATCTGATTATTTGGACAATGATTTGTCCCTATTAAAATAGTATTATTTTCTCCGGCTTTTCCGAACAAAATACTATCTTGTTCAAATTCTTCTCCGAGTTTAAGTAACATTTTTTTTAAAGTTCCCTTATTCTCCATATCAACTACAAAAAAAGTATTTTCTTTTTGAGGTTTTTGGGCAGAAGAAGAACCAAATCCTTCTATATAACTTCCTCTTATTTTAGTGACCCTAAAACCTCCTGCAAGCAACTTAGCCAATAGTGATTTATTGCGCTGTAAATTTTCTTTTGTTGTATATTTAGTTCCTTTTCCGCAATCTCTATAGCCTCTAAATGAAGTTAAAAAACCATAATCATGTTCTGATATATGTTTCGAAACTCTTGAAATACCTTTTTCCTGTAGTTCTTTTCTTTTCTCTATAAATGTTTTCATTTATTGTCCAGTTGATCCAAAACCGCCGTCTCTGTCTGTTTTCTGTGTCGGTCTTACCTCAGTAATATTTATACAAATTGGTTCGACCTTACAAACTTCTGCTTGAGCAATTCTTTCTCCATTCTTTATGCTAATATTTATACCACTAACATTAATCATTAAACATTTACATTCTTCCACATAATCTTCATCAATAATTCCAGTATTATTTACTGTGATTAGTCCTTGCTTAAGCGCCCGACCTGAACGAGGATGAACTTTAATGTGATATGTAGTTGGTATATTGAAAATCAATCCTGTAGGTACCATATACCTATAATTAGGCAATAATACCAATCGTTCTTCAAAAACCGTCATAGTATTTTTTTTATTTGTGGGCTCAAAAAAATCAATGACTGCCCCATTTGGTAAATATGCGCACAAATCAAAACATGCAGATGATTCTGTCGCATATTCTGGTATTTTTACAGTATCGTGTAACTTAAAAACTCCTAACTCTTTTACTTCATAAACCATTTTTATTCTCTTTTATTCATATTTAAAAATTGTGTTTATATGTGTATCACTCAAAATAAAAAAATCAAATGAATCTAAATCAAAAATTTTTATTTTATCATTAAAAAATAATAAATTTTCAGGTTTTAAATCATTGTGTCCAAAAATTAATGGTTTATTAATAACCATATCATGTTTTACTTCATTGATTAAATATTCCGTAAATTCTAAAAAATCAAAATATAATGATATAATTTGTTTTTTTATGTTAATAATTTTTATATTGCTATATTCTTTATGCAAAAATGCAAATTTAATTCTTTTACAATAATCTGAAATAAATGGAACACTATAAACTAATCTAAAATCATTCTGTTTAATCAATGAAATTGGATTTATAAAATAATGATTGTATCTTTCAATAAAATCTAGTGTTATATTAAAATCTGGTAAATTAAAATTTTCTGGACGTTTATTTAAAATTTCAACGTAAACTAAATTTTTTTTTTATAAATTTTTTTTATAAAATCATCTTGTTTATGTTGATGTATTAATTCACCATATTTTTCATTTATTTGATTTTTCACTTTTTCTTGCCAATATTATATTTAGGGGTGAGAGTCCATTCATTTTTTTCTCCAAAAGAAATAATTTTCAATTGATTCAACGGAAGAATAGGTTCTTCCGTTTTTAATGGATCGATCAATGTCAATAATTCCCATTCCGATAATAAATTAGCTATGGTATTTCTTCTCGCTTTATCCACATCACCAAAATTAAATGGTTTACCGTCTAATGCAAAAAGTTCTTTAAAGTGAACAATATAATATTTTTGTTGTTTATGTAAAATGTGACAAGATTGATAAAGTGTTTTTTCTTTTCTACTTGCCACACCAATTCTAGTGAGTGTTTCTTTAACTTTAAGAAAATCATCCTTTTCTTTAAGACTGACCTCAACCATATTATCTATCTCATAGGCCATTTATTCTCCTTTCAAACCACCTTTGTCAAGTTTTTCTCTAATGAACTGCAATTGTTCTTTAGAGTGTAATGGCAAAACTTCTTTTGCTCTATGGATATTATATCCATAATAGTCTTTAAGAATTTGAATGTCATCACTCTGTTCTGCTTTATGCCATTTAGAATAACGTTTCTTCTGCCTAACTGTATTTATCAAAAAATCAAATTGAAGTTTTGAATCCACGCCAGGTCTGACATTCATTTCATTGGCATATACGACCGTATCCATGAAATATGAAAAACCTCTGTTTACAATAAATGCATTGTATTGTTTTTCAATTTCATTATCAACATCTTCTTTCATGATATTTTCTTTTACATGAGAAATATCTTTTATAAAATCAAAAGGTGTAAGTTTTTCCATAATATAATTTTAAATTGTTTCATTTAATTTTAAAGGTATCATTGGAGCATTTTTAGATT